TAAATATCATGAACTCAGATGTGACAAACCATCATACGATGTTTTTTATGATGACAAAACTAAAAGGATTGAAGAATTATGAATGTTAAAGTGATAGGCGATGTTATTTTGGATAAATGGGTATATGGTAGTGTGGATAGAGTTTCACCAGAAGCACCTGTTCCAGTTTTATTAGAAGAAGGTAAAAACTTCTCGTTAGGTGGTGCAGCCAACGTTGCATCTATTTTATCAGAAAACGGGATGAATGTTAGTTTGTACGGTGTTATTTCAAAAGACCAAGACGGTGAATTGATGAACTACCTAATAAAAGATACAAACATCAGGGTTAATTTATCGTATGACCACACCATGACCACTTCTAAGACTAGACTGGTGGATGGTAATGGTCAACATATTGCACGATTGGATAGAGAAGAAATATATACTGGTAACGCTTGTCACGAATCATTTTTATCTGATGTTAGTAAAGAATCTGCCGTTATAATAAGTGATTATGGTAAAGGTATTATTAAAACAGACACCGTTGATAAAGTTTTAGAAAAAACCAGATCAGTATTTGTAGACCCAAAACAACCACCAGAAGTTTATGAAGGTGCGTTTTTAGTTAAACCCAATATGAAAGAATATGTTGAATGGAATGGTAAATTTGATAAATATTCTGCAATCGGATTTGCAAACAAACACCAGTGGTCTTGGTTGTTAGTAACTGATGGTGCAAATGGTATGCACTTAGTTGGAAGCGATGGTTCATACAAGCATTATAAAGAAGACACAAACAAAGTAGTAGATGTGACAGGTGCGGGTGATGTTGTATTGTCAGCAATTGTTTATGCTCACTGTTCGGAAGGTCTAAACATCCCCGATTCAGTTGAAATGTCGTGTATTGCATCGACCAAAAGTGTGGAACAGCGAAGAGTTACATCTGTTAATTTTAGCGCCATTTTATCTGGAGTTTCTCTGTGATAAAAAAATATCCCGTTTTAGATAACGGTCATGTTGAGTATATAGACCATATGGGTAGCGATTTAACGGTGGTTAATGCGGCTAGGGTGTCTTTTGATAAACGTAAAGAAAAATTTGATGAGTCTGACGAAAAACTAATAAAATATCTGTCTAAACACGCTCATTGGACACCATTTGCTCATCCACAGATAACACTGAGAATAAAAGCACCAGTCCCCATCCGAACTCAGTTTTTTAAACACAAACAAGGGTTTGTGGAAAATGAGATAAGCAGAAGGTATGTTGATTTTGAACCAGAATTTTATCATCCAAAATGGAGAAAACGTCCACCAACTGGTGGGGCAAAACAAGGTAGTGATGGTGAATTGAAATGTATAAATGGTGGTGGTGAAACCTCTGGTGGATTTGCAACATTCCCCTTATACAGGGATTATGATAATTTTATTATAATGGCTACTAGATTGTATGAGGATTTAATAGCACATAATGTAGCACCTGAACAGGCGAGGTTTGTATTACCTCAATCAATGTACACGGAGTGGTATTGGAGTGGGTCACTGGCAGCATTTGGAAGGTTTTTCAAATTACGAACCGACTCCCATGCCCAGTGGGAAATTCAACAATATGCTCTAAATATAGGCAAGATTATGGAAGAGTTGTTTCCAGTATCTTGGAAGTATATTGCTGATCAAGATGCCCTAGAAATAAATATTGAGAGTTCAGACGAAGAAGAAGAAGAAAAGGATCGATTATAATATGTGTGAATATCTACCTACCGATTACCAGTCTTTTATCCACAAAAGCCGTTATGCTAGATGGTTGGATGATGAAGGTAGACGAGAAACTTGGGAAGAAACAATTGATAGATATATGAATTTCTTCAAGGATCACCTTGAAAAGACTCTCGGTTATAAGATGAGTCCAAATGTGAAAAAAGAAATCCGAGAAGCAATCCTTCATTTAGAAATCATGCCATCTATGCGGTCTTTGATGACCGCAGGTGAAGCATTGAAAAAAGATGCTGTTGCAGGCTATAACTGTGCTTATCTTGCAATCAATAGAGTACGTGCATATGATGAAGTCCTCTATACCTTGATGTGTGGGACTGGTGTTGGATTCAGTGTGGAACGTGAATATGTAAGCAAACTACCAACAATTGCAGAGGAATTTGAAGATTCGGACACCACAATCGTTGTAAAAGACAGCAGAATCGGTTGGTGCAAAGCGTATCGTGAATTGATTTCTCTGCTTATCACTGGTCAAATTCCAAAATGGGATATGAGCAGGGTACGACCATCTGGTTCACGACTTAAAACATTTGGTGGAAGATCATCTGGTCCAGAAAGTTTAGAAGAACTGTTTAAATTTACTGTTGAAATATTTAGAAAATCAGCAGGACGAAAGATGACATCAATTGAATGTCACGATTTGGTATGTAAGATTGCTGAAATCGTAGTGGTTGGTGGTGTTCGTAGAAGTGCATTATTGTCTATGTCATCTCTTACAGATGAACGGATGAGAGATGCAAAAACAGGACAATGGTGGACAATTGAACCACAACGTGCTTTAAGCAACAACTCTGTTTGCTATAAAGAGAAACCAGAAATCGGTACATTTATGGATGAATGGATTTCTCTATACAAATCAAAGTCTGGTGAACGAGGGATTTTCAATCGTGCATCAGCACAAAAAACAGTAGAAGGTGTTGACGATCAAAGACGTGATCCACAGCATGAATTCGGTTGTAATCCGTGTTCTGAAATCATCCTAAGAGATAGAGAGTTTTGTAACCTGTCTGAGGTTGTTATCAGAGAAGATGACACAGAAGAAACCCTTATAAGAAAAGTCCAATTAGCAACAATCTTGGGTACATGGCAGGCGACACTCACAGACTTCCGCTATCTTTCTAAAGAATGGAAGAACAACTGTGAAGAAGAACGGTTGCTTGGTGTGTCAATGACAGGAATCATGGACTGTGTTCTTACAAATGGTGATAAGAAAACAATAAAACAACTACCTGAACTTCTAGAAAAACTTAGAAAGGTAGCAATCAAAACAAACAAAGAATGGTCAGATAGACTTGGTGTAAATCAATCGGTGTCAATTACATGTGTGAAACCAAGCGGTACTGTATCACAACTTGTCGATTCAGCATCGGGTATCCATGCCCGGCATAACTCTTATTATGTAAGAACGGTACGTGCAAACGTAAAAGATCCGTTATGTAAGTTTATGGTGGATGAAGGTTTCCCCTATGAATCTTGTCATATGAAACCAGAAACCACTATGGTATTTTCATTCCCAATTAAATCACCAAAGAATGCTATCTTTAGAGCGGATAGAAGTGCCATTGAACAACTTGAATTATGGTTAATCTATCAAAAATTCTGGTGTGAGCATAAACCAAGTGTGACTATAACAGTAAAAGATAATGAATGGTTGGATGTGGGTGCTTGGGTTTATAACAATTTCAACGACATTTGTGGTATCTCCTTCCTTCCATATTCTGATCATAGTTACAAACAAGCACCTTATCAGGATTGCGATAAGAAAGAATATAACAAACTTTGTAAACAAATGCCTAAGGATGTTGATTGGTCACGATTTGGTGAATACGAGCAGGAAGATAACACGGCAGGGTCACAAACAATGGCCTGTAGTGCAGGTTCTTGTGAGGTGGTTGACTTAGCATAAAAATTTTTATACATACAAAGAATCTTTAATAAAAAAGTAATCGGAGTTGATTGCTTTCGGTGCATTCTGCACCACCCTCTATAGCCAGAGGACTTAATTCTTTATAAGGAGAAATAAAATGGCTAAAAGTACAGATAGTTGCGGAACAGATGTCGTAACAAGAGCGTTAGGTAAAGTCGGTGTATGCCGTAGTATGCTAATCACATTAGCACTCGTTCCATTTGCTTGGGATGGTGTTGTATGGTGTGGTCAAGCAATTAATTCACTTTGGGGTCTTATCACCAACGCTGTTGGTTGATACAACTTTTATAAAAAAGGAGATAACATATGAATATCTCAAAATTAACAAAGTTTGGTCTTGTAAGTATTGTAACAGGAATGATTGCAGGTCTTGCAGGTGCAGACACAAATAGTGATTTACAAGAACGACTTGAACGAGCAGAAGCAAAGATTGCAGAACTTTCTGCAAACACCAACTCAACAAGTTGGTTGGATGACCAACGAGCAAATGAAATTCGTGAACTTGTTCACGATGTTCTTGTAGATGCAGATAGTCGTTCAAGTCTGTTAGGTACTGGTTCACCTGTTTCAGTGAATGTTCACGGATTTACACAATTCCGATGGTCGTACAACGACATCAAAACAGATGGTGTTGATACAACTCACGGATTTAATCTTCCTCGTACACGACTTGAATTTTCAGGTGATGTGTATGATTGGGGATACAAAATCAGTGGACAATGGGATGACGGTGGTGCATTCACACTCAAGGATGCATATGCAGATTATGGGAACTTCCGTTTCGGTCAATTCAAAAGTCCTTTTATGAAGGAAGTTTTGACTTCACAAACAGATACCCTTGCAGCCGAGCGTTCTATTATCGCAAGTCAATTCGGTCAAGGTCGTAGTCAAGGTATTCAATATGGATATGACACCACATTTGGTGGAATAAGTGTTGCATATACTGATGGTTTTAACACTGCCAATGGTGCAGGTGTTCAAAACGGCTATGCACTCACTGGTCGTGTTGATGTTCGTGCCACTGATTGGGTTGGTTTTGGTGTTGCGTTTTCACACAATGACCTTGATACAACCGATTACAACACTTGGACGGCAGATGCCACATTTAGTGCGGGTGGATTTGATTTCACTGGTG